AGGGCTACAAAGCACCGCTAATCGGGCGGGAATGGGTCTGGGGCGTAACTGACTGCTGGACGCTAGTTCGTGACTGGTACGCCGAACAGGGAATTGAGTTGCGCGATTGGGACCGCCCGACCACACCTGAGGAGTTCAACGAGAATCCGATGTTTGATGACTGCTGGCAGGACATCGGGTTTTACAAGGTCGATATTGAGGAGATGCAGCCTGGTGACGCGCTGCTGATGGCAATCGACTCAAGCAAGCTGAACCACGTCGGCGTCTACATCGGTGATCAGATGGTGTTGCACCATTTACGCGGTCGCCTGTCCAGCCGTGATTTATTGGGCGAGTGGCTCCTAAAATGCACTGGCAGGGTGCTTCGGTATGGTGCGTGAAATCAAGCTATACGGAGCCCTCGCAAAGTTTGTAGGGCAGCGGCGGTTCCTGGCTGAGATCAATAGTGCTGCTGAAGCAGTCCGAATGCTGCTGGCCAACTTCCCAGGACTAGAGCAGCACATGGCTGAACAGCATTACAAAGTAATTGTTGATGGATACGCTTCGGATCTAGAAGAGATTCACTATCCAGCAAGTCAGACAATCAAAATTGTTCCGGTGCTTGGTGGTGCGGGAGGTGGAGTTGGAAAAATTGTGGCAGGGGTGGCACTCGTAGCTTTTGCCATTGCAACTGCAGGTGTCGGCTCAGGATTTCTTGGTTTAGGCGCTGGCTTGACAGGTGCTGTTGGACCATTTGCCGGCGGCTTAACTTCAGGTTTTATTCTCGGTTCAGCAGCTTCGACAATTATTGGTTCAATCGGTGTTGCTTTAATTTTAGGCGGTGTTTCTCAGCTGATTAGCCCTACGCCTCAGATGGGCACTATTGGCCCTCTAGGTGGCGTTGGTGGTACAGGCAGGCGCCAAACCTCAACAGAGGGAACGGAGTTCGACCCTCAGGAGTCTTATAGCTTCAGTGGGATTCAGAACACCAGCAAACAGGGCGTTCCGGTCCCTGTGGTCTACGGCGAAACCATCGTTGGCTCGGTGGTGATTTCTGCCGGCATCGACGTTGACACGATCTGATCATGGCTGAAAAAGAAACCAAGCAGATCATTGGTGCCGGCGGTGGCGGCGGAGGTGGTGGCGGCGGTCAAACGGTCGTTCAGCAAACCGTTGTTGTCCAGCAGTCCGCACCACCTGCAACCCGGACGCCAACCCGCGAAGGCGACAACCTGGCGTCTACAGCCCACGCCAACCTGCTCGACCTACTGAGCGAAGGCGAAATTGAAGGCTTCCCTTCTGCCCGTGCCTACACACGCGGCACCACCAATTACAACCTGGCGCTGCTGAAAGATGTTTATCTGACCGACACGCCTGTTCTGCGCTCTGGGGCAGACGTAACCAACCTCACTGATTCGGACTACAACTTCAAAGGCGTCACAGTCAAAGCTCGCTATGGCACCAACGCCCAGAGCTATATCGACGGCTTTGGCGCGGTTGAGGACATCAAATCAGTCAACACTGAGGTCAAGAAAGACACCCCAGTTACCCGGCAGATTACTGACACAAACGTTGATGCAGTCCGCATCAGCTTGGCAATTTCCCGCTTGGAGCGCGGCACACCTGAAGGTGATGTTCTTGGCACGAGCGTCGAAATGTCGTTCCAAGTTCAGTACAACGGCGGCGGCTTCACCACCGTCAAGACTGACACGATCAGCGGTCGCACGGCAGACAAATACGAACGGGATTACCTGATCACCCTGGATGGAGCATTCCCCGTCGATATTCGTGTTGTCCGGGTTTCAGATGACAGCACCGATCAAAATGTCAGCCCAACTTTCTTTGTCGCTTATACCGAGCTGATCTACGAAAAGCTGCGCTATCCCAACAGTGCGCTTGCTGCAATCCGCTTTTCAGCAGACCAGTTCAATTCCATCCCGGCACGGTCTTACCGAATCCGTGGCATCAAAGTCAAGCTGCCCGATAACGCCACCGTCGATTCTGATACCGGCAGAGTTACCTACAGCGGCACATGGACTGGAACGTTTGGCGCTGCCCAATGGTGTAAAGATCCAGCGTGGATTTTGTATGACTTACTGATTAGCAAGCGCTACGGCTTTGGGGACCATATTGTTGAGGCACAGCTTGACAAATTTGCGTTCTATTCCGCAAGTCAGTATTGCAACGGGCTTGTCGATGACGGCTTCGGTGGAACAGAACCACGCTTCCAGTGCAACGCGCTGATTCAAAACCAATACGAGGCATACAAGCTAATCAATGACCTTTGCTCGGTCATGCGTTGTCAGCCGTATTGGTCCACTGGCTCGCTGACGATTACGCAAGACAAGCCAACGGATTCGAGCTATCTGTTTAACCGCTCCAACGTGCTGGAGCCTGGCTTTAGCTATGCGGGCTCTGACCTGAAGACCCGCCACACGGTCGCAGTCGTTGCATACCTGGACCTTGAAACCCGTGAGCTGAATTACGAGGTTGTCGAAGACCGGGATGCCATCGCCAAATACGGCGTAGTTACAACCCAGATTCGCGCCTTTGCCTGCACTTCACGCGGTCAAGCCAACCGACTGGGGCAATGGATTCTGTTTAGCGAACAGCAGGAAACAGAAGTTATCAGCTTCACCGCCTCGATTGATGCTGGCGCATTGATTCGCCCTGGTGCAGTTGTTGACGTACAAGATCCCGTCCGGGCTGGCGTTCGTTACGGCGGCAGGATCAGCAGCGCCACCGCTCAGGTCATCACAGTTGATGATGCAGAAGGTTTGCCCACGAACACGGGCACGTTATCGGTGCTGTTGTCTGACGGGTCAATGGAAACCCGCTCGATCTCTAGCCGCAGCGGCAAGGCAATCACTGTTGCATCTGATTTCAGCAGCGCCCCGAACGCAAACAGCATCTGGATCCTGCAAACCGACTCAGTTCAGAGCCAGCAATATCGCATCCTGACCGTCAAGGAAAAGGAAGGGCATCTCTATGAAATCACCGGGCTGAAGTACAACTCCAGCAAGTACGACTATGTGGAGCGCGGCTTCCAGCTTCAAACCCGCACGATCACCAATCTCAACCTGATCCCGGATCCACCGAACACACCGAAAGCAAGCGAGAAGTTTTACACCCAGAACGACAAGGCAAAAGTCAAGATCATCTTGAGCTGGCAGTCGATCAAAGGCGTCCCGCAGTACAAGGTCCGCTACAGGGCTGATAACGACAACTGGCAGGAAGTTATTGCGGGCAGGCCGGACGTTGAGATCCTCGACACCCGCGCCGGTAACTACGTCTTTGAGATCTACTCGATTAACTCACTGGGTCGCCAATCGACCGACTTTACGGAGTTCAGCTTTGCTGCTGTCGGCAAAACCGCCGTACCACAAGCCGTACAGAACCTGTCCTTCGAGCGCATCAACGCCAATACCGGGCGACTGCGCTGGGACGCCTCGACTGAAGTTGACGTGCTTGCGGGCGGCAAGGTCCACATTCGCCACAGCAGCCTGACCGACGGCACCGGCACCTGGAGTAACTCGGTTGATCTGATCGAGGCAGTCCCCGGCAACTCCACCGAGGCAACCATCCCGGCAGTTGAGGGTGAAGTTCTTGTCAAGTTTGAGGATGACGGCGGGCGTCAAAGCACCAACGAAACCAGCGTCATCATTGATTTCCCGGATGCGCTTGGAGAATTCACAATCCAAGTCCGCCGCGAGGATCAAGACGTTCCACCGTTCCAAGGCACAAAAACGAACTGCTTCTACAGCTCGGAATATGACGCGCTGACTATCGACGGCGACGCAGAAATTGATGACCCTGCAATCGACGACTTTGACCTGGACATCCCCAATTTCGACTTCATGGGCGATGTCTTGGAGTCAGCCACCTACCAGTTCGACGACACGCTGGATCTCGGCGATGTCTTTTCTGTTGATTTACAGCGGCGTTTTGTTACTCGTGGTTTCCTGCCTGCCGACCTGATCGACAACAGGACAAACCTCATCAACACCTGGGATGACTTCGACGGTGGCGTGGTGGATTCCGTCAACGCAATCCTTGAGCTACGCCGTACCCAAGATGATCCAGCTGGCACGCCTACTTGGTCTGATTGGCAGCGTTTCGTCAACGGGACCTTTCTTGGCAGAGGCTTCCAGTTCCGCGCCCAGCTGGAATCCAACAACACCGACCAAAACATCTTGATAGACCAACTGGGATACAGAGCGACATTCCAGCGTCGCACTGATCAAAGCACCCAGCCGGTTACAAGCAGCGCTGGCGCTACCAACGTGACTTTCGACAATGCCTTCTTTACAGGCACTGCCGTCTTGGGTGGTGTGGACAGTGTGCTGCCATCTATCGGAATCACTGCACAGAACATGCAGGGCGGCGATTACTTCGAGGTGAGCAATGTCAGCAGCACTGGTTTCACGGTGCATTTCCGAGATTCTGGTGATACCAGCGTTGCTAGACAGTTCAACTGGTCTGCTACCGGATTCGGACTCGTCGGCTAGAGTGCAAGACAGAGCCAGATAGGGCAACACCTTGGCAACCCACGATTACAACATTGCCAATGGAACGGGCGCAGCTGTCCGTCAGGACATCAATGACGCTCTTGCGGCAATCGTTAGCAATAACAGCGATACCGTTGCACCCGCCACTACGTTTGCATTCCAGTGGTGGGCGGACACAACAAACGGTCAGTTGAAGCTGCGCAACGCGGCTAACTCGGCATGGGTGGTCGTTGGAACGCTGGCTGACACCAACCTTGGGTTGGCAACGCTGGCATCCCCGAGCT